CCCCCCCCCCCCCCCCCCCCCTCCCTCCGAGCGCGAAAAGCGCCGGTGCGGCTTCGTCGAGTAACTTCGTTTGAGATGACCGAGCAGGTGGCGCGGCTGGTTGGCGAAGCGCGAAAACGCTTCCGGCTGGGACGGCTCCTAAACGCGGCCGTCATCAAGACCTTTCCCGACTTCCTTCGCGGCAAAGATGCGCCCCTTTTGGACGCCATCGACGCCGAAAAATAAGAGCTCTGAAGGGTGCTTTTTTCCCGCACCTCACCCCGCATCAACCCGCACAACTGCCATGCCCAAAACCGTAACCGTTGACGTGGACCTCGACCGGCCCATGAGCGTCGAGGAGTTCGCCGCCTGGATCGGGGTGGAGCCCGTATGGGTTCGCCGCCGCCTGTCGGTCCTGCCAGGTGTCATCCGCCACAGCCGCAAAATTGTGCGGATCATCCCGCGTTTCTACAGCGAGCTCCCGGCCTCGCCGCGGACCAAGGCTCGCCGATGAAGGTCCTCGACTTCACGCGGCCCGTCATCGTCTACCACCGCAAGGACCCGGACGGGTGGTTCTCGAACGCCGTTTGCCGGCATCACTTGCGCCAACACGGCGCGGCGCCAGAAACGATCCGCTCTATCGGCTGGGAGTACCGGGACCCGACGCCCGACGTGGGCGACGCCTCGGTGGTCTTCCTCGTGGACATCAGCTGCGAGGGCTTGCAGTCCGACCCCGCCATGGCGGATCGCCTGGTGTGGATCGACCACCACATAAGCGCCATCAAGCAATGGGGTGAGACGCTGCCCGGGTTGCGGGTCGATGGGGTTGGCGCGTGCCGCCTGGCCTGGCACTGGTGGACCCGGGACCCACTGGCAATGCACGCCCTTGAGCCGCCACGAGTCGATTGGGCGAAGCAGCAAGAGGGCGAGCCATACCTTGTCTTCCTCGTGGGCCTGCGCGACGCCTGGCGCCACGTTGGAACTGAGCATGAGGGATGGTGCGAGGCCGTGTGCCTGGGCCTGTACTCGCCCACGGCGTATGACATGGAGGGCTACCTTGGCGCCGACGGCTACAAACAGGGCATGGACCTGGCCTCCATCATCCGAAACGCATCGGTTCTCGGGCAGTACCTGGGTGAGGTCCGCAGACAGGACGCACTGGAAGCCGGCATGCTCCGATTCTGGGAAGGCATTCTGTGGCTTTGCCTGAACACCCAGGCGCGCGGCTCCGGCGTCCTGACCGAGGCCGCGCTTCGCGCCGGGGTCAAGGTTGAAGGGCTCTGTGTCTGGTCCGTCAACGCAAAGGGCCGTTGCGCCGTGCGGATGTACCACGCGCCAGGGCATGAACACTTGGACTTGTCGAAGATAGCCACGGCCCGCGGCGGCGGCGGCCACCGGGGCGCCTGTGGATTCGAGACCGACCCGGCCGAGTGGTTGAACAGTTTGACCAACACCCGCCCCCTGGTCGTCGTGTGAAGGCCTACGCCGTGACCGACTGGGCAACCCACTTCGAGACGGCCGGTTCGCAGGCGCTCGAAAAAGTCCTGTGGGTGCCGATGCCCAACCGGCACGACGGCGGGACATACCTGGCCATGATGGATGAACCAGATTCCGCCATCCTCCTGGCTTCCTGGTTGCTCATTGTGCAGGTGGGCAGCCGGTGCCCGAACCGCGGCTTCCTCGTCAAGGATTCCGGGGTTCCTCACGATGCCCGGTCACTGGCGGCGCGGACCCGCGGCAAGGTCGAATGGTTCGAGCGGGCCTTCGTCTACTTCCTGAAGGTCGGCTGGCTTGAGGAAATCCAGACCGAGCTCGGGCCTGACGGCAGGATGCGCGCGCAGGGCGCCCAGGAGCCCCGCCGCGCGACCGGAGCCCGGCCGCGGGTGTCGCCCGAAGAGCCCCTCCAGCTGCCTCTGGTGAGCTCTACGGCCCCTTCTCGCGCGGCCATTGTCGGATTCGCGCGGACCAACGCCCTCCCGGTGGCGGCGGCCGAGGCCTTCTTCGCCCACTTCGCCGCCCTCGGCTGGAACGACAAGTTTGGCCGCCCGATCAAATCTTGGCGCGGCCGGCTCCGTCGGTGGGTCACCGATTGGCAAGCCCGCGAGAATTCCGAGCGCGAGCAGGCCGGAGCGGCGCCGCCGTTCCCTCGCGCGATGCCGCGGCCGGTCCGGGCGGCGCCGCCTCCCCCGGAACCCACAACACCCATTGACCCGGAGGCTGCGGCTGCCATCGCCCAGATGCGCGAGGCGGTACGGATGGCCGGCAGAAAGGCAACCGCATGCTCGTCGGCCTCGTAATCCGAAACCTGATCGTCCTGGAGACTGCGCCTCCGGGGACGGCGGCCGTGGCCGGTCCTTTCCGACCGGGCTCCGAAGATTGGATGCTGATGCGTTGCATCAATGACCTGCGGCGCTCGGGCATCGAGCCCGTGCTGGTGCGGGAACTGGCCCGACAGGAAGTCGGAGGCTACTGGGGGGTAAGCGTATGGCGACAAGGCGTCCAAAGAGTGCCGCTGCCGGAGCCACGGGCCCCGACCCCGGCCGAAAGCGCAAAGGCCCCACCGGCCCCACCGCCGCCGGGAAGCGAAAGCCCACCGCAAAACGGGTCCGGCGCACCGCTGAAGAAACCCTGCGCGCCTACGTCGAAGCCCAACCGGCCCCGTCGAAACTGACCATGGCCCGTCTCCGCGTCATCGAGGAAGGCCTGTCGAACGGATTGACCCAGACCATGATTGCCGACCTGGCCGGGATTACCCGGGAAACCATGCGCGAATGGCGCGAAAGCCATCCGCCAGTTTCTGGCATCTTCGCGCGCGCGGAAGCCAGGTTTGCAGCGACGGCCCTCGGGAAGATCACCTTGGCAATCCAGGAAGGCGACTGGAGAGCGTGCGCCTGGTTCCTCGAACGCCGCCGCCCGTCCGAATTCGCCCGCACTCAAGTCGTCGAAGGCGAAGTTGCCCTGAACTGGGCCGAGCTCGTGGCGGCCCTCGGGGAAAGCGAGAACGCGGCGTGAGCGACTGGAACTTTCTGAATGACCACCGGCTCCGCAGTGGGCCCGTGCCCTCCGATGAAATCGACGGTTTCAACGGCTGGTTCCATTTCGCCCTTCCTGGCGAGGCGCGGAGGATTTGCTGCGTCGCCTCCGATGGCGAGGGGTGGGAACACGTTTCCGTGTCTTTCGGCGCCCGCAATTTGAGAACGCCTAGTTGGGAAACCATGGCCCGGGTCAAGGCGCTCTTCTGGGAACCGGAACAATGCGTTGTCCAGTTCCACCCGCGGCGGAGTCAGTACAAGAACCACCACCCCGGCTGCCTGCACCTTTGGCGCTGGCTGGGTGGCGACTTCCCCGAACCCAACCCGAAGTTCATCGCATGACCGCGACCGCTGCACCTCCGGCCAATCGCGCCGCCGCCCTCGAATACCTGCGGCTCTTGCGCGGGAACCTCCGGCTGTTCTGTGCATCGACTCTCTCGGTGCGGACCAAGGTCGGAACGATTGAACCCTTGGTCCTGAATCGGGCGCAGCTCCACCTCCACCAGGCGCTCGAACAGCAACGGGCCGAGACTGGCAAGGTCCGGGCCCTCGTGCTCAAGGGCCGGCAGCAAGGCATCTCAACCTATGTTCAGGCGCGGTGCTACTGGCTCACGACCCTGAATCGAGGCCTCCGCGCCTACATCCTCACGCACCGCGCGGACGCGAGCGCGAACATCTTCGCCATTGCCCAGCGGTTCCACCAACACCACCGCGGGCCCAAGCCGAGCCTCGGAACCTCCAATGCCCTGGAACTCAAATTCTCCGGGCTGGAGAGTGAATACCGGGTTGCCACGGCCGGCGCGGCCGGCACGGGCCGGTCAGGCACGGCCCAGATTTTCCACGGGTCCGAAGTCGGTTTCTGGCCCGACGCCGACGAACACATGGCCGGAATCGGTCAGGTGATTGCGGACCTGCCGGGGACCGAAATCGTTCTGGAATCCACCGCGAACGGGGTGGGCAACTTCTTCCATCGGGCCTGGCTCGCCGCGGAGCGGGGCGAGTCGGATTACCTGCCGGTCTTCATCCCGTGGTTTTGGCAGCCCGAATATTCGCGCCCGGTCACCGGCGCCGAGGATTGGACGGCCGAAGAGCAGGAATACGCCCGCGCCTTTGGCATCCGGCCGGATCAACTGAAATGGCGCCGGGCCAAGATCGTGGACGACTTTGGCGGGGACGAGGCGCGCTTCCGCCAGGAATACCCGGCGAGCGCATCCGAGGCCTTCGTGGCCGTGGGTCACGAGTCCTTCATTCCCGCTTCCCTCGTCCTTGGCGCGCGCGGCCGCCGCCTCGAACCCCAGACCCACCGGCTCGTGGTCGGTGTGGACCCGGCGCGTTACGGCAAGGACTGCACGGCCATTGCCCGGCGTCGCGGCCGGCTGTGTCTGCCCATCCAACGCCTGAAGAAGCGGGACCTGATGCACCAGGCGGGTGTGATCGTCCTATTGATCCG